GATTAAATGACTTTGCAACAAAGTCTATTTCGGATTCTTTTTTAAAAGATTGGAATTTTTTTTTAATTGCCATGTTAAGCTTTCACTAAAGGGAGCTATATAAAGTAGTAGACCTTTTTGGTGATTTAATTAGCTTTCTTGCTTTAAACCTGGAAAAGTCTCTTTAATAATAATTGTTTTAATGGCTTCCAACATTCCTACCGTAGTGAGTGCATCGAAGTCACTTTTGTAAGACAAGTTTTGATCAGAAATTACAATCTCAATTTTAAACTCTTTTTGAACCTCTTGTATATTTTCGGTAATGTTCATAGTATCGCTCATGTTTATTTTCCTTTTGTTTGGTCTATTTGTGCCATTAACTGTTTAATGGTAGCTTCTTTAACTACTAATTCTGTCATAATTTGAGTTAATTTTTCCTGGAAACAAGCTAACACTAAGTTAATGTCCAAATTTGAATTATCCTGATTTTGGTTTGGTTGCATTAGTTCCTCGGATTTTGACTGTTCCTTAACTCCAAATAGTTTTGACATAATTGCAATAAAGTATACCACAAAAAATGTTTAATTGCAATAAAGCATAAATATCTTATTCTAGTTCCGATATTCTATTTTCCAATTGATCTATCTTGGTGTATAGGTCCTGTATAAGCTTTAGCATTGGAGGAACAATTCCAACATAATTATATCCACGAATTTCACCATTAAGATAATGAACCACGGATGGATAATGCTCTTCAAGATCTTCTGCAATTAATCCGCAAATAATTTTATCCTTATTTTCTTCCTCTTCGCCAAGGTGACCCTGCTTATACTTAAACGTAACAACTGGAACGTTTAACAAATTCCTTGGATCAAAACTTTCAGTAGGTTCTCCCAAAATATCTTTAAATTTTCTTGAAGATCCTGCTTCAATTCCAAGTCTAATACTACCGCTACCACCACTAAAAACAGCTTGAAAGCCTGAAAATGATTGGACGTTTGCCGTGTCATAATATAAAGCAGAACGCGCTTCGTTGTCTATGTCTCCATCAATTCTTACATCTGATCTCATGACGACGCTATTCAAATTAGCGTCTCCCGTAACTGAATTCATTAAAAAGTTACCGTTGTTGGAGTTTAAATCTATGCCAGTAATGTTCCATCCACCTATAGTTCCAGAAGATGCTGAAAGACTTCCGCTAAAGGTGCCGCTGGCTCCCGAAATATTTCCGTTAAATGTGCCATCTACCCCATTAAGGGTCCCATCAATTTGAGCATCGACGCAAGTCATGTTGCCATTAGTGTCTACTTTAAATTTCGGGCTAGCTGTATTTGGTACATAAATATCACCAGCTTGTAGTCTTCCCTGAAAAGTTCCAGTAGCAGCAGAAAGAGAGCCGCTAAAAGTACCACCAGCAGCAGATAAATTCCCTGTAAAAGTTAAATTAGTTCCATCAAAATACATGTACTTACTAGCTGACCCAACTTTAAAATCGCTTGATGAACTTGAGTCCGATGAGTCTCTTCTCCATCTATTGTTGGCATCAATAAAAACTGATCCTGCTTTAAGTGCCCCTCTAATAGAAGCCGAACTAAACTCTGCGTAACCGTCGCCACCAATAACCCAACCAGTTGATCCGGCTGTCCATGTCGTTGAACCATTATTGTATGAGCCGTTGTAATTTGAAGATCTCAGTATAGCCATATTTGCGGGAGCACTAATTGATGTTTGAGCACCCTGTTGCTTAAGAATTATTTCGTGTGCATTTATTGTTCCAGCAGTAATTTTTGACGCTGTTAAATTTCTAATATGAGAACTTTCAATTAATGAAGTTTCGCTTGACTCTTTTAACCCACTAGATGGCGTCCAAGCACTTTCGTTACCAGAAGTGTCAACTGTTTTTATTCTTCCATAATACTTTACGTTTGTTTGTGCAGACGAATCATCTGTAGCTTGACTATTATTGGCAACATCAACGGTGAATACACTTGCTGTTGCAAAGCCATATGAGATCAAAGTTGCTCCAGCAGAATCCGAATAGAGTTCATATTTATATTTTTCTACATCCAGATCTGTAGTAGGCTCAAAGGTAAACATGACTGACTTATAATTACCGTATATAAAGAATGTGTTATTGTCTATAGCTCCTGGAATCGTAGCATCTGTAGGAGTTAAGAATCTTATAGTAGGATAGGGATTATCAATTGCAGATAGTTCTGTGTTTTTTGATTTTAAAGATACAAGATAATTTTGGTTTGGTTTTAATCCAGTTATCTTTTTTATAATTTTTGCCATTATTTTATTCCTCCCATTGTTTTAAATGCTAAATCTGTTTTAATTTCTTCAGAATCAAATTGCAGTTCATAATTTTTAGAAAAACTATATTTTATCACATTGGCGCCAATTGACGAAGCTGATTTATTTTTTGAATTTAATACAGTTATTTCAAAATAAAATTCCCCATACAATTCCTCATAAGTAGAAAACAAGAGTTCTTCTTGCATATCTAAACTGTATACGAGCTCTCCCTCCAGCGGAGTTGCAGAATATAAATCAATTTCAATATTTTCTTTTACTACTTTTTGACCTTCTCCAGAAGCAGAAGCTTTGATTATTTTTAAAGAAAAAATTCCAGAAGATCTATTTTTATCTGAATAAATTTTTAATCTTGGTCCATTGAACGGTGCAACCAACTTAGCTCCCGAAGATGATGATTGACCATTTAACCAAACTTCTTTATTTCCCAAAAATCCTAAAGCCGCTACTCTATTATTGGAATTAGAATAAACTTCTGTTGAAAAATAGTTAATAGACTTTAAAGAATTTTGAGACAGTGTTGCAATAAAGTTTTCTTGCGAACCACCAAATGTAGAAGTATATTGCCCAGATTGTAAGGCAACGTACTGAATATTATTTTTGTGATAATAAATATAATAATTACCAGATGGTTTAGAGCCAGGATCTACTGCTGTAAGTGATTTGAACCATAGATTTTTTTTATAAAATTCACTAGACTCTGAATCAACTATTAAGTTAAAAGTTGGAGTTTTTGACGATGCGTCTTCGTAGACCACTATGTAGGCATCTGTGTCAAAGCTCGATTTAATCAATCCATCTTGCAGATAATAATATCTTCCTATATCTACATTGCCTAGATTTACATGAATCCAGTCGCCTATCTTGAGCTTTTCTGATAAATCGGGAAAAACTATTAGCCTTCTAACTGGGGCAAACTCTTCTTTGGTCCCTACAAAATATTTAAACCAGGTCATAATTATATCTCATTATAGAGTATTTCAAACTCATAGCTATTTATCTTATCGTCTTCAATGTCTATTTCGATGGTAGCATCAAAAGATATGCCTCCGCCAATCAATAGCGACTGACTAAAATCAGAAATTCTAATATTGCCATATGGATTAATAGAAGAACTATAATATTCTTCTCTTGCTGTTTCGTAGTCAATACTATTTGCATTAATTAAACTAGATCCATCTGATCCAGAATGTCGATGATTCGGTATATCTATTCCAGCTATAGTTGCACCTTCTGCCATCTGTATCTGCCCTGTAATTATCCCGCCAGCTTTTTTTAAATACTGGGGATGAGAATCTTCCTCTAAATCATCCAATTGTGAATGAGAAGCCATCAAGCTTTCTTTGCGGTCAGAATCAATAGGAATATTTCTATAAATATCTTTATATATATTTAAATTTGTGTCTTTAGTAGCAACAAGAACTTTTACTCTTTTTACCGCTTTTGATTCTAGCTGAGTGATGTAATTTACGTATCTTCTTTTTAGAACTGTTAGCTCAATAAGAGCTTCCATCTTTTTTCCAAATTGATTTCTTCTTTCAATAAAATCAGTTGAAACAGAACCTAAATTTCCCGTAACGGCGTTATTTGCAATGACTACTTCTCCAAAAAGTATTGGACATTGAGAGTTCATTTTTGTTGTAGTGAAATCAAATATAAGTGGCTCAACAACTTTAGATTTAAAAGTTACTGCAGGCAATAAATAGTTTTCATAAAAAACTGTTGCTGTATCAACACAATCTCTTTTTAAAGAATTTAATATAGATATTATTTCTGATGTATAAGAATTTACTTTGATCGAAAAAAAAGCTTGAAGTTGCATGGCTTGTTTTTGAGAGATTTGATCCAATTCGGATTCTGGAATTGAGGATGGCGAGGTTGTGACTTCTGCGGCAAGTTGTTTCGTATAGTGCGCTGCAGTTTGTGCCCAGTCTGATAGTTGTTTTGCAATTTCCCCTTCTGATTCATTTCTGTACCTCTCTTCAAATTGATGAATGACTATGTTTTGAATAAGTCTTATTTCGTTTTTGATATAGCTAAGCATTTTTCTTATTTCAAATAAATGACCAAATGAAGTATGATTTATTATCAGATCATACTGTTTAACTAGCTCTCTACAAGCTCTTGACAAATACATGCTGGCAAAAATATATTCATCAAAAGTAATATAATCTGGTTTTGGTAAGGTTTTTGCTTTTTCTGAACTTTTTAATACTTGTGCCCAAACAGCTTTGTGGGCACCATCTAGCTCAACAGAAACATAGGGATTAATGTTGACTTGATCTAAATTTTTTTCAACTTCAGATAAAAGTTGATTTGCTATAAACTCACAATAATAAACATTATTTCTAACGTCTTTTATTGATGTTTGAGAAAATGAGTCAGAATATTTTTGGCCACTTTGTCCGATTAGAAGAATCCATTAAATGGTTTATTCTATCTCCTACGGAAGAAAAAGTAGATACATCGCTGGGTTTATCCGAAAAGATGTTTTCAATTGCGTTACTTTCACCCAAACCATATTTTGCCATGTTTAAAATGTCTTTCTTTTAATTGTGCCATTTGGTTTTTTTAAAAAGGATTTTTTTGTACCAAACTTTACTGGTGCAAGTTTATCAGCTCTTCCTGATAGTATTGCGCTATTTGATGGAAAATCTTTATCTTTTGAATCTTTTGCATTCGGCATAAAAAAAGTATTTGAGAATGACTCTGTATTTGTTGCAAATTTTACTTTATGTAAATCGCTATAGTTTTCTGTTATAGCAAGAAGTGCAAGCATCAGTGCATCGTGCGCGTGATCCACGGCTGATCCACCAGCCTCAAAAACTGGTCTACCAGTTTGAGTAGTCCTTAAAACGACATAAGATATAAGTTGCATATACATCTCTGTATCTTTTTCTGAAATCAACAATACTTCTCTTTCTAAAAACTGCCTTAAATTATCAACCATATACGGTTTAATTTCTTTTTTAACTATTTGTTTTGTATACGGATCTCTAACTTCTGTTGTTTCACTAAAGCTTATGCCTTTAACTTTTTCTCTTAGCCCACTGATCGGATTTTCAACTCCGTGTTTATGCAAAAGCTCTACTTGAACTTCTCCATATCCTCTGTCAACATAAATATGTTTTGGATTAAAGATATTGTTTAATTCTATTATTCTTGAAACTGCTTTTGTTAAAGTATATTCAGATCTTTCAATTTCTTCTCTGTAACACAACTTAACTTTATTTTTAAAAGTTTCATCTTCATAAGACTCGGAACATGCTTCTACTACAACTATGTTTGTTCCTGCTCCGTACTTATCCCAGTCAACTCCTATGGTGTGAAAACTTCTTGCTGAACTAATTTCAGGAATGTAGCTCCAGCCTGGATCAAAGAAGGCTCTATCAACAAATTTTCTTGGATAAACCCCTTCTGCGTCCTCTCCCCAGTCAGCTTCAATTTCATGCCTATATCCTATCTCTGAATATTGCTCTCTAAATTCATCCTCTTGTTCTTTTGAAAAAAATGGATTACAATAAGATGGAAACCAAAATTCTTGGAATCTATCTGATCTACACCACTCCCAAAATCTTTCTCGTCTTCCAGTCGGCGTTGATGCTCCTATTAGAACTTTGTCTGGTTGATCTTCTGCTGTTTTTTGAAGCATTGCGTAGAGTGCATCAAGATCATCCGTGTGCATATAGTCCATTTCGTCAAGGACTATAACATGTGCTTCTTGGCCACGAGCTACGTCTGACTTTCCTCCAGATCTCATTCCTGAAGTAAAAAATCTTATAGTTGAACCATTAGAAAACTGCATCATAAACTGAGGACTAGTGACTTTTCTGGTTATGGAATTCAGAACAATATCATTTTTTGAAGCTAGCCTAACTATTTCCTGATATATTAATTCTACTTGAGTTTTCATAGGTGCAACTACTAAACATCTGCCGTCTTTATTCGTGTAGCTGTAGTGTAGCAATGCTACAGCCATACTAAATGTTTTTCCTAAACGACGACCAGCTCTTAAAACTTTTCTCAAAGATGGATCTCTAAGTATCAAGGTTTGGTATACTCGAGTTTCTGCGCCCAAAAAATGCTTAGCCCAAACACATGGATCTTTGGCAATATGAATCTGTCTCTGCTGCTCAGCTGATATACCTGACTCAAGAAGATCGGAATCAATTTCAAAAGGCTCATCAATCAAAAGAGCTAACTCTCTTTTTGACAAAGGTCTTTCTTTTATAGGACTTCCATCGGGTGATGTTAAGTGACTTAACTTATTTTGAAAAACCCATTCAATTCTATTTATCTGTTTATAATATTCTACGTCTTGATTTTTAATTATTTCTAGTAGATCTTCTCTAGACAATTTTTCTAACTGTTTTCTAAACGCAACAGTTTTTTGCTTAAGTATTGAAGACATAATTATCCATAGTGTGCCGCTAACATTGAGCCCTCTGCGCCAAGTAAACTTCTTGCGTTAAGTCTTGAATTTTGTATAGCCATAACTCCTCTAGACCTTGATGTTGCAGCAACTTCATTATCTTTAAATCCTGCTCCAAACATTGGTTTATTTATTGTTCCCTGCATAGATTTTAGCGCATCTTTGGCAAAATTTACACCCTTTACAGCTATTTTTCCTGCACCTTTAGCTAAATCATACATTAATTGACCAGTAGCTAAAACATTTAATGGAGCCATCGCTGCGCCACCAATTCTTGCAACGCCCATTGCCGCAAATTTAGCTCCAACAACTCTTGAGCCACCCGCAACAGCATATTGCCTTGCCATATTTATTTGTTTTACGCCACCTGCAACTTGCTTACTAAATCCTCCTGAATATTTACCGCCAACACTCATGCTTCTTGTGTATCGAGCCATTGCAGTAGCCCCATCGTCACCAAATCCAGCAAGTCCTCTTACAACATTGTTTGCCACGTTTGTTTGTCCAAGCGTCATTTCAGCAGCATTCATTATTCCTAAATATCCCTTAGTAAGTCTATTGCTTAGAATTCCTGTAGTCATTGACTCAGCAACAACTTTAGATGGATTGGCGAATAAAGCTGCTCTTCTTGTCGCTGCTGCGGCATTTAGAGTAGCCGTCGTGCTACTTCCTGCTGCTCTTACGCTTAACCTTAAAGCGTCATCTGTTACCATTCCAGCTGGAGCCAATCTTGCCATTGCCCTTACATTTGATCTTGCAAATTGCGCTTGCAACTTGGTTGCTTGCGTATTAGCTAATACTGAAGCTCCTGGATTTGCAAGATTCTGAACTTTAGCAATATTTGCTATTGTACTAGCTCTTGAAGCACTGGCTTTATTGTATCTAGCTAACGAAAATTTGCTAGATCCTGGACCTTTTGCAATAATATTTTCTATAGTATTAAGTTTATTTAAAGATGATATTCTTCCTAAAACTCCACCAGAAAAAGCTTTATCTTTAGTTGAATCAAAACCCGTCATACCTAGTCTTGCTTGAGCTCTTGCAGACTTTCCAACAATACCATTGACTATTCCAGATGTACTTTGAAATGGAGTGTACCCCTTGGCGCTATCTCCAGTTAAAGCTCTTAAGCTATGAAACCTATTTAATGATCTTGGGGATATATTATTTGCTGCTGATGGACCTACTAATGCATTCTTACCTTTGTTGACTTTGCTTTGTGCATATTTTCTAAAAATTCCTTTGCCACCAACAAACTGTTGAGCAGTAGTTGGTGCCGCATTTCTTCCAATCATTGCACTAGTTCTTTGGGCTCTACGAAGTTTTCTTCCTTGAGCTCCTGCAGCTACGTCAAATCTTCCACCTTTTTCCAAAGTATTTGCATATCTTCTTGCATTAAATAATGCCGCAGTTGTTACCCCAGGTAACGACTCCGCTAAATCAAAAAAGAATGGTACGTCTGCGTCTGCTTTTGCGGCTGCACGCATGGCCATTCCAGCATTCATGTTCTGCGGATCGTAAGAAGCTCCGCCGTAATCGACCTCACCGGTCAGTGGATTAAGTGGCACTATCCTCTCCTCTGATTATGCATTCCTAAAACTATGTTTCCACTTGCATTTAATCTTTGAGCGGTTAAAGCCGAATGATTGTAGAAAGGTGACTCACCCATTATTTGTCTATTAGTCTTAGCTGTTCTAAAAGCTTGAGTACCTGCACCAATAGCCCCCGCAGCGCCACCACCAAATGCCCCAATTCCTGCGCCTATAATAGCTCCCTTAACTCCAGCCTTGCCATATCCTAAAGCTGCTCCTGCCACTGCCCCCACTGTTCCAATTCCTGCTGCTGAACGAACTGGATTTTTAGCACCAACTCCAAATCTTGCAGCATTTGCTCCTCTTGCCGTAGAACCAATGAGTCCAGGAGCCCTTGCGCCAGCATACAACCCTGCAGTTAAGTCGGTGCCTAAAACTGCTCTATCGGCTTGTGGGTCACCAAAGGCTACGTCCATGCCCGCATCTATTGTAGCTGGAACAACCGTATCGCCAAATCCTCTTATTCCCTTGTAGCCAATATATGCTCCGAGCTAACCCAGCACCTACTTTTTTGTTTCCCAAAAACTTTCCTGCTCCAGAATTTAAACCTCTACGCACAGTGCTATTTCGAGTAAGATTTCTGCCTATTGATGATAATCTCATTTTTTATGCTCCGAATAAATGATTGTATTTATCTGTTCCCATTTTGTGATGAGAGGATTTATTTCTATCTAAATTTCCAACTACACCAGCAGTAACAAGTGGATCTCTTCTGGAAGAAGTTTGACCCGCTAACTTTTGATCAACATCATTAAAATCTGATATAGAAAGAGGACCTGGCTCAAAATCCTGTTCTTCCATAACCTCATCGTAAAGGTTGTCTTTTTTACCTTTTGTAGCTATATAGTAACCAGCACTTAGTGCTCCCACAGCAATAGCAGCTTTATAAGCTTTTGGTTTTATTCTTGTCATTTTTGCTCGCAAACTTATATCCCTAGACGCTCTTGGGGACCTCATGAAGTTTGAACCTGCTGATTGATGACGTGCGCGCACCCTCTCTTCAAAACCTGCATCGTCAACACTTCTCCTTACAGCTCCTTGCAAATATCCAACTTGATCAGTAGGGTTAGATGTTCTAATTAAAGAATCAGCAAAGTCGCCACCAATTCTTCGCAAATCAGCAATTTGTTCATCTGAACGCCTTACCGCAAGAGAGATACCATCCTCATTATAATCGCCAATACCGAAATCACCAACTATTTGTTGCATCAATAAGTCGTTATCTATACCACCAGTAACGTCTTCAATTATGCCAGCAACTTTTGCTGCTACGCCTCCAGTACCGCCGTAATTGTTCCGACAATCCTCCAATATTCACACCTCTTGTAGCCATCTTGTCTGTAAACTTGGCAATCATTTCTTCTCTTTTTGATAGATCAAACCCGCTAAACTTTTTAATATTATCTAGAGCAGCCTCTTCACTTTGGGCATATCCAGCTTGAATCATTGCCTCAGGAGTTTTTAATTCTTTCATGCTCATTACGGCATCAAAAAGTGTCTCTGCCTGCTTGCGCGCTGCTGCAATCGCATTTGCTGTTGGCATTTTATCTCCAATAGAACCACCAAAAATAACGTTTACTGTTGGTGTTAAATCTGCGCTTCTTGTAGCAACGGAAAGTCTAACTTTTTGTTGTCGCAAAGCTTGAACCATAGATATTTCTTGACCTGATTTATCTAATGTTTTCATTTTTTCTATTAGCTTAAAAGGAATTGATACAACGCTATCTGTAATTGATAAAACTTTTTGAGTCTTCGTATGTACTATCCCCAAATCACTGAGTAGTGGCATAATCCTTGATATATTCTCTCTATTTGCACCAACTGCGCCTGTCAACAAATCCTGGCCAACATAATCTGCGCTTCTTTCAATTAGTGCCCCTGTAGCGTCTCGCTCAAAAGCAAGAGCGCCTTTTATGAGACCAAAATTCGTTGCTCCAACTTGAGAAGTTGCTGCAGACATAGAAACAACAGCACTCCTAGCAGCAGGATTCATTGAAGCTGCAGTAATTCCCGCACTATTCAATAAACTATTATAGTCTTTGCTAATTGTTTGGCCAATGCTCTGCAAAGGATGTCTGATCGGTATTCCCGATCCAGACATGTGGGCTGCCGCCCCTTCTGAATAGCCTAGCTGAGAGTTGGTTGCTGTTATGCCATCTAAAAATACTTCCTCATTGTCTTTTATCAATGTAGAAATCATTGATGGATCGACACCTTCTCCTACACGAATTGGAGACGCACTGCCCGAACTAAGAAGCTCTCTTAAATCGTGAGTATTTGTCATCTGAACAGGATTAATTCCAGTAGACATTATGACCGAACTTCTAGGAGAAGTATCTAATTTTGCATCCTCAATACTAAGATTTTTTTGTCTTGTTGATCTAATTTCTGATCTTAAATACGTTTCCGCCGTATCTTGACTTAGTGGTATAGGCTCACTAATGTCACGGCTTTTAAACACATAAGACCCTAGACTCTCATCGTACCCTATTATGCCTCTTGTGTCAGCAGGTGCCCTAGACGTCGCTAATCCACGTGCTCGAAAAGAATCAATTGCACCAAATGTATCTTCTATTTCTACTTTCCTTAAAGCTTCAGGAGTATTAAGTAAATAATCTAATGATGATTCAGTTAAATATTTTACATCGGCAATGTTTGTTGTTGCCGTCATTGCTTTTGCGCCACCAATATTTCTTCTTGCTTTAACAATTTGGGCCGTTAACTCTGGGTCGAGCCCAAAGTCCACTTCTGAATCCCTTAATTGAATTCCGATCAGTTGTAAGCATTTCCTTAGCTAATAATCTGGTAACAGTATTATCCACTTCGTCTATGTGAGAACCTGATACTGAAGAAAGGGTTTTAATTAGATCAAGTCCCTCTGTGTCGCCACGGCGAGCTATTCTTTCTAAAAGATCTGTCGACTCAAGAATATTTTCCAAACCAAAAGGTCTTACTGCCTCACCTACCATACCAGCTCTAAAAAGTGCTTGCGGAGAAAGTAGTGATTGCACTGCTTCAAGCGCCGTTGCCCCAACGTCATCCCCTCTTGCAACCGATGCTTTTACTCTTTCTGAAACTTGACCACCAAGACTGCTTTTAACCATTTCTAATATGTCTACTACTCCGCCATTTGCCATTCTTGTCTCAAATCTTTCTAACAATTCTACTGAAGCCTTATCGTTCATGAACTCAGGAATCATTCTTGCGGAATCAGCCAACATACTCACGTCAAATTTTGCATTATACGCAACAAAAAATGCATCCCCTTCACTAAATAGTTGAAATTTTGCTTTATAAAATTTTGCTGCTTCAGTTCGTCCACCAGAAGTTGCTAAATCAAATTTTGGAAGCTCACTAGTCAGTCTAGTCCCCATATCCGTTTCCCTGCGTATTACCGCCTCTCCAAGAGATGTAACTCGATTTAATCCCGAAGGGTCTGCAGCAACATACGCTGACATTCCTGGAGTATTAAATCTTGCACCCAGGTCTACTGTTCCAGTTGTATTTATTGTTCTTGTTGATGTATCCAAAGTTGTTTCTCTAATTGAAACTGATCTAACCATATCCCCTCGAGCAATACCAGAAGTTTCAGTGTCAACAAAATATAATTTAGATCCATTATCAATATGATCCATCGAAGTTCTAAGCGTTGGGTTGTCTATTCGTCTTTGATACTCTAGTGCGGAGCGAAGGTTACTTGTTCCGAATTCCGTAAGACCTTTTTGGATCCATGAACATTCCCTCTTCGGCTGTAGGATCAATGCTTAAAGTGGAGCTATCAAGAATATCTAGAATTGGAGAATATTCTCCAGATCTATCCGTTACATATCTTGCCGTTCTTCTTCCAAGCGCATTATTAGAAGGAAGATAAATTCCAGGTACTCCGAGCTCCTTTTACCAACGCTTCTAATTGTAAAACATTTGTTTGTAATTGTGCTTTCAATTCACGTCTCACTGTCAAATTTGATATCAGCTGCAAGTTTATATCTGCTTCTGGATCTAATGCTCTCTGTAACTTAAGTCTTGTGGCCTTAGGCAAGCGTAACCCGCCATCAATCTCTTGTTGTAACTCTTCTGCTACAGCTCTCCTATACTCTGCATCAAAAGCACTATATCGCGCAAGCTGCTCTTCTGGTGTCCCCAATCCACTTGCCCTAAGCGTCTCTTGAGTCAGCGGAGATCTAAGATTTCTTGTTACAGCTCTTTTGTAATATTTTTCTCTCTCGATTGGTGTGCCATCTGTCCCAAAAATTTGTTTACCAAGATTTTCAAAAGTATCATATAAACTTTTGAGCGGCCTCAAAGGTGGCTGGTTGGTGGCCGAAATAGAATCATCATATAATCTAGCTGCTTCGTCAAGAGGATCTATCATAAAAAATTAATTTTCCTTTGGTTCTACTGCCTCTGAATCAATTATGTAGTCGTCTAATTCGGCAGTTCCTAATTTTTGTTTAATTAATTTTTCTCTAGCAGTTTCTATTGATTGAACTTTTCCAATAATATCAGATATTGCCTGAGCAGTATCAAGTTGAACTTGACCTACTTTAGCTTTTGCTTCTCTTGTTGCCAATAATTGGTTTCGTAAATCTCTTCTTCTTTTATGAAGCTTATCTTCTAGTTCTACTGCCAAATGTAATTCTTTTTTAAAGATTGGGTTTCCATCTTTGTCTATGCCAATAATGTTTTCTTGAATGAAATGTTCTTTAGCTAAAAGTTTAGATTTTCTAAGATATTGAACTTCCTGATCAACCAAATCTCTAATCATTGAAACTTCAACTAAATTGTTTGGATTTACTTCGAGCTGCTCCATGTACTCCATAGTAAATTGTGCTACCATACCCATCTCTATGGGACATGGGTTACCTTTTGGCGCAAGATTTTCTTTCAGCAAAGGACACGTGCTTGCAAAAATACATTTCTCGGCTTCACAATTCATTGGAATTGATGAAAACATAGCAGTTCTTGTTTTTTGAGGCCTTATTAAATCTACGGCTTTTTCTACCTCATCTTCAGTCCATGTTTCTGGAAAAAACAAATCTGGTCTTAATGACTCAAACTGCTTCATGAAATTATTCTTATTAGATTTTTCAATTTCAGACATTTTTATACACTAATACTCTGATAGAATTTCATTTAAACTTTTTTGAAGTTTATCTATTATATCGTTAGTTGCTCCTGCCTGCGTAAAAAATCCTACTTCTCTCATTTCGTCTGCCGTTAGAGTTGCATTGATTATGTACCTTGCTCCCTTGCATATTTCGCAGTAAGTTTCTTTTTCTTGCGAAGAACAAATGCATGGATCTATGATAGAAAAAGATTGTAGTGCTTCTGCAATTTCATACCATCTGTTTTTGAACAGTTTTTTAGTTTGTTCTTTATATGCTCTTAATTTTGCTTGATCTTCAGATAAAAGAGTGCCCATATCCAAAGACTGTTTCATTAGGTCCATAATTGTTCTATATAAAAAATTGGGCAGCTCAAAGTCACCGTTAGTGTTAATAAATGTTTTCCAATTGTTCATAGATATATTATACCCTAAGCAGATCGCCCAATTCCTGGAGGAGCTGACATTGTTGGTTGACGAGGAGGATTATATGCTCCACTTGATCTATTTGATGATGCCATTGATATCCCAGAAGCTCCCATTATACCATAGCCAAAAGTATTTCTTCCCCTTCTTTCAAGATCTCTGCGACCTTCAAGTTGCCTATATGCAGCTGCAGATCTTCTTGATGACATAGTTCCGTCTCATGCCTACGGGGACACCTCGAGGTGACATAATTTGATCCATAGCCTGTTTGGTGCTTGCTATTGAAGCCCTACCCTTGGGAGTGGCGCCACCTATAGCAGCAAACATATCTCCAGCAAAACGCCCAATTCCCGATCTAATACCTGGCATTTATATCCCCCTAATGGTTATACATTCCAGTCGGTCTTCCTACAGTTTTATCAAGACCAGATCTTCTTCTATTGGCCACCATTCCTGCACCAGAAAAAAGACCTGCACCAATCATTGCTGGTTTTTTTGCAACAGAAGCTGCGGCACCAATGCCACCAGTTCTATACGCTGATCTAACTGGAGCAAGCAACCCTGAAGCTCTTGTTGTTGCGCCGCTTAGCATTCCTGCAGCACGGGACGTCATATGTCTTGTTGGCATAAAACCACCTTTACTTTTTTTTAAAAAACTCTAGATAGGTATATAGTAGCTTAATTTTCTTTTAATGAACTTGTTTTCTTTTTTGGTTTTTTAACATTAAAATTAAATTTATCGTCTTCAAAGGTCATTTCAAAAACACTTCCCCTAGGAATTAAAGTATTGATGATACTATCTGCTATCGGTGACTCTATCTGCTCTCTTCTAATTTGGGCCAAGCCTCTTGCCCCCTTAATGCTATCTATTCCTTTGTTTATTAATCCATCTATAACATCTTGGGTGTACTCAAAAAGATAGCCTTTTTTGTTTAATTTTTCTGCTATAACAGCCATTTCTAATCGTGCAATTGTATTGCTGTCTGATTCTGATAAATAATTAAATACAACTATTTTATCAAGTCTGTTTAAAAATTCTGGTTTGAAATGTTTTCTAATTGCTTCATTGGTGTTTTTTTCTAGCGTTGATCTTTCTGGAATTTTTTTAGTTGAAGTCTTGTATGCAATATCTTTATTAAATCCAGTTCCACCAGCAAGCAAATGATCAGTTGTTTTGTCATTACCAAGATTAGTGGTTAAAATTATTATTGTATTTTTAAAACTAACCACTTCTCCTTTTGCATCTGTTAGAACTCCATTATCAAACACCCTTAAAAATGTACTCCACAAATCTGGATGAGCTTTTTCTACTTCATCTAACAAAACTACACTAGATGGATATTGTTTTATTTGGTTAACCAACTGACCACCCTCATCATGACCCACATAACCTGGGGGGGAGCCAATGAGTTTTTGATTTTCGTGTTTATGTTGAAATTCGCCACAATCGATTCTAACCATGGGGTAATCTTCACCAAATAAATATTTGTGTAGAACTGCCGCAAGGTGTGTTTTTCCCACTCCCGAGGATCCAGCAAACATGAAAACACCCAATGGCCTGTCAGGATCAGATAAGCCTGCTTGAGATCTTGTAAGAGAAGAAACGATATTGTGAATCGCATCGTCTTGACCGAATAACATTCGTCTTTAGGTGGTTATCTAAGGCCAAATATTTTTGTTTTGAAATTTGTTTTATTTTTATCTTTTTGGTTTGTTTGGAGTTCAAATCAAAAGGAAAATCATTCATATCAATTTTAGGAAACTTCTTATTGGACTTTCGCATATTTTTTAAAGATGCAAGCCAATCAAGTTCTTTGTCAGAAAAATCATCATCATCTTTTAATGAACTAATATCCTCAATTAGCCCCGTGTACGCAATGCTCAGCCACAGGTCTATGTCTAACCCTGGGTTAAGCATCAGGCATCCGTTGAATAGTGCATCCAGACAGGTTTCTGCTGCTTCTCTGCTCATCATCCTAAGAGAATCTGTTACGTCAGACTTTAGATTGAATACGAATGTTTCTACAACTTTTTTTCTAAAAATATTAAAATCAGAATTTTTATTTTCTTTTTTATGGGAGACAACAAACTGTTCAATTTGTTCTGGTTCGAGCACTTTAAATTTGGCATAGGATGCCAACTCAGGAATATAGATTTGATACAATTTCATAAACCCTCAATTCTATTCATATAATAAATAGTAATCTTTAATTGAGTTTTATGACCGAAACTTAAAGTATTTGGCTACACAAGTATTATTAAACTTATTAGTCTTTTTTATAGGATGCTGGATATCCAGTATACACATGTTGTCAAGTCTTGTCAAGTTATCTTTTGCGCAAATCTTCGATAGCAGGATGTGCCTCTAGGCATGGTCCAAAAACCGACCAAATGGTGATAAGGTCTATCGGATAAACGATTCTATTTTTTAGCAAAAACATTGCACGCATGTAATCTGGGTTGTTGTCTATTTTTCTATTCATTTATTGTCCCTTCAGATCTAGACGTACAGTATATCCTTATGTGGTCGATAATGTGTGTTACTATTGAGCGTAATGGGAAAATTTGTTGGATTTCTGATATAATATTAGATAAATATTAGTAGCAAAATATACAGAGGAGATTTATGATGAATGATGAATTTGACCCAAAGGCTTTTTGGGAACAACATTGGGAGCAAGAAAGGCGTGATAGAGATTTGCTTAGCGAAAAAACAAAAGAACAAAAGTCTAATATCGTACAATTTCCTCTGGCTTTAAAGTTCCAGTTAGATATTGATGCGATAGAGGATAGACTAATGTCAATTTCGGTGCTTCTTGATGACGTGATGTTTGAGATGAAAGAACTTAAACGACGTTTGGGTTCTCGATAATATCTTATTGTTAAAAACAGATTACTATATTGAAAAAGTCGCCGCCGAAAAAATTTCGGGTAGATTTTTTTTTAATTATTTTTTAGTGGTTAGGATAGGGAGTTTGGGGACATGGATAGATTCTTCAAGTTGATTCAAGATTTTCTTGAGTCGAGAAAGAATGCTTCTGAGCCGCAACTAGATTTTGAGTTTGAAGAAGTGGACAATTTGGGTAATATGATGGTTACGATTCATACCGAGGATGACTATAGTTTTACTATGTCAATATTTGATGAGGATCAGTGGATGATGGTGACTGACATCAGTAAGCTTTCTGAACAATCTGTTGAAGATGTTGTCCGCTCACTGGATGCCAGTTCACCAAACGTTATCCAATTCACTAGGGATGATTTAAACCCCTATTAGTTTAGTTGTATGATTTCGGTGTTTGTTTTTGTAAGGTAATTAACTTTGTAGAAGTCATAGATCAAGAAAGACGCTATGGTTAGCGATATCTTGGATGACATGTATGCTGGTAGTTTACTTGGTACAAACTCAAGTATCTTTGACCACTTTGACCACTTTGCCACATTGTCAACCAAATTGGGTTTCGTGACGATATTATAAAACACGCACGTCTTTGACATGGACTTGTAGGTTTCGTACGGTTCAGTGTTGTTGACCAGTACGGCCGCACTAAACTTGATCTTGGCTTGTTTTTCTAACAAGGGCAAAATCGCACAATCACTTCCATAGCCCACAAACACAAAGTGCTGTATGTCTTTACCTTTTATGCTTGAACGTAAGGGCTTTGCTATGTTCATTGCTAACTTTTCTATATCCTTTGTAGAGGATGAATCAAAGCTAGCCATATAGTGATCGTCGGATAGTTGTCCTAGTAGGGAATTATTTAATCTCCAAGGAGCTTGTGTTCTCAAAAACTTCTCAGAGCATATCAGGTAGTTGTTAGGCATTGTGTGAGTGTTCATTAGTGTGGTCTTTCTTTTTAGTTTGATGGTTTTTAAATTATATAAAATATTTTGTATTAGTAGCTTTGGTCGTAACTGTAGTCGTCTGAATCCCAACTCGAATCTTGTCTGTTGTCACCTAGGTCGAAACCTCCGATTGAGTACGATTCTTGGAATTCACTCATTTCGTTCAGTGTATTTATCTCAGAGAGATCTCTTTCACTTATTGAGTAGTTTTTCTTTGGTGGCATTTTGGTTTCCTTTTATTGTTGGTTTATCTGACCTTTTGATCAGGTGGCAACACACTAGCGTGGGTGTGTAGAGAAAACAACCTATATGGGATAAATTATAGGAAAAAATTTTTGAGACTTACGTCACCTATATAAACTTCTATAAAAGTCTAAGATATGAGAAATTAAAGGAAAAATATGTGAGGGGGTTCTATGGGATATTATTGCCTTTAACGAGGCTTTAACACGCCCACCCAGGGATGGGGGGTCCTCATCCACTAACATAAGGAGGAATGTATTAACGCAAACCAAACAGGGGTCTTATACACCACCTGCGAAGAAGTAGTAGAAATGTATGGGATTCATACCCCATATGCACAGGTAATTGGTAAGTTCATTTGCCATGACGGTAATGCTGTCTGGTTGGAGCTTGCAGGATGCGGTGCATCAGACAGTCACACATTCACACACAGGCACAGTACTCCCGAGTATATCACACAGATGTACAAGGGTAAGATGGTTCGCCTTATGGGTGAGCGCTCATGGGATTACCGTGAGCAAATGTGGGGATACCGTTGGACATTGCATACAGTGAATGTATGGGATGACATGGTTAAGGATGCTACTCACAAGGTCCTTGCTATGTGCGGTACCAACTGTTAAGTAATTAAAGGTAATCGACCTGGGCATGTCGTTAAACTACCCATTCAACAACCACAACCAAGGGAGAAAGCAATGCGTAAGGAATCAGTCATTATAGATCATATCCCATACCCAAGTATGAAAGGAGGTGAAATGAAACAGAACATCATCCTGAGCTTTTGGCTTGTGGTGCTGACAGTATTGTTGGTTCTTGCCGTTAATTGGCGCATGAACCAGCTCACTACTGTCGAGTGTGATGTGGACACAGTTGTTGCCGTGCATGGCGACACGCTGTGGGACATCGGCTACAAGCACTGCGGTGGCGAAAAAGCCAACATGGAAGAAGTTCGATATCAGCTGGTCAATCTGAATGGAAATGTTATTCAGCCTGGTCAACTCATCGTTCTTCCGTAAGTAAGTAATTGACCTGGGTACGTCATTAAACTGCCCATTTAACAACCAACAACAAAAGGAGAAAAGCAGTGCGTAAAAAACCACGATGCGTTGGCCGTGTTAAGCCGCGCAAGAAATATCAGACCAACAGCGGTCTGGTCAGGTACATTGAGGTTCAGGGTGATCCTGGAACTCAGCGTTGCCTGCGGTCAATCAATTGCCCTCATCACAAGGCAGATAATGCTCGGATCTTGGAACTTCCATTCCAGGGGCATGAAGAGCGCATTGAAGTTGTTCCCTTGACAAGGGAGCAGATTCGTGCAGCAATCAACAAAGGATTTATGGAGGCTACTGGTCGTCCATATTTCGTAAACACAACTAACAACAAAGGAGAAGGAAAATGAAAAAGGAGAAAAAGATGAAAAGAAGTTATGAATTTTGTGGTTGTTGGAAGGTAAGGGGATTGAAAGATGGATGGTTGGATATGTTTGGTTTGGAAATGAAAAAGAATGGAGAAAGAAGTGGAGAAGTGTTTGAATTGATTAATGCAATAAAGAAATGGGATAAAGAAGAAGTTTTGGATGAGATAAGTGATATGTGTTGGGGTGTTGGAAGATTGATTGGTGGGTTGTTTGGAAAAGAGTATGTGAGAATTTGGGGAGATAGAAGGCATTATTTGAAAGTTAAGGAGAGGTTTGATGAGTGTGGTTGTATAAGAAGTAAAAATAATAAGAGTTATTGTGGGAGGAAATAATGAGTAAGAGTAAAAAGAAAAGATTGGTATTTAAAAAGGAGGAGATCATGAAAAAGAAGGCAGTGTTGGTTGACATTGATGGGACTCTGGTAAAGATTACGGAGAACTGGAGCAGGAATCGGGATCTTGAGTGGGTGGAAGAAACAAAAGAAGCAGTTGGCTACAGGGTGGCTGTGGAGTTGGTGAAGAGGTTTAAGGAACAGGGGTATGTAGTTATTGTTGTGACGGCGAGGGGTCAGAGTTGCTATGGTGCAACAAAGGTGAAGTTTGATGAGCTTGGTATCAGCAAGTTGGTAGATGTGATGATTCACAGGCCTGAGAAGCTGATTGATGCGAGGAGTAGTGTTTACAAAAATGAGATGATTAAGTTCTTGAAGAAGTATTATGAGATCGTGTTTTCGATGGAAGATGAGAAAGGCAATCAGATGATGATGAAAAAGCATGGCATTGAAATCATTGATGCAACTATGTGGCATAGTGTTGGGTGTGACTGTACCAGCTGCAAAGGAGAAATATAATGAGGAAGCATAACTTCAAGACAGTTTGCTGCAGTGAAAGAAGCTGCAACAAAACAATACCGCCATATCAAGGATTCTACCTTGGTAAGCGTGGAGTTGGACGCACAGATTACTTTCTATGCGTTGCTTGTGATGCTGCAGACAAGAAGATATTGGTAGAGCGCAAGGTAAGGCAAGCAGCAGCAAAAAAGAAGAAAGACGATAAGCAACAGCCACTGTTTGTAGAAGTAAAGCACAAGGCAGAATGTGGTTGCGATGGAAAATAACAACAACAACAACAAAGGAGAAATATCATGAAAGTACTATCCAAAAAAGGGCGCAGTGTTGCACAGGCGCTCATGAACAAGAAAGAGAGGGTTACGGTGATTAAGAAAACTCTGCAAAAGAAAATTAAGAGGAAGATACATCGTGTAAGAAAAGGTACTACGGTGTACGCCGAAGTAAGAACAAATCTATACGATGCTGTAGAGCAACGTGTGGAATTCAAGGAGGTACGATGGGATTCAAAGGGTCGGTGCCACATAGCGGAAACCTTCCCTGGAGATTACCGTGGTATACTCGCAACAATCTATCCGAAAGCAGAAGGCAAAAGTGGATCAGTAGTATATTTTACTCTGATGATGTATCCAAAGTATGTTTATGATTCTACAAAGTATGCTGGATCAAAGCCATTTGTCAAAGACATTAAGCCTAGGTTAACTGTAAACAAGAGTGATTCTGGCATACAGTTCCTGTGGTTTAATAATAATAAGCCAGCATGGAAAGTTAAGACACATGGTGATGTTTATAGTTACTTTGGTCAAGATTTTGCTGCTTGCACTCAGATACTAGTGCAAGTATATAGGGAACTTGAGAAAATATATTCTCCTCAAGACTTTATACCAATCCTGGCAAGAATGGAAAGATCATTAGTTGTTGATGAGCGCTATCGACATGGACCTTATGATCTCGATCAACCGCTACTGCATAGATTCGTTGGAGGCACAAACCCTAGAGATCTATTGAATAAGCTCTATGGGAAAAAGGGTCAACAAGGATTGAGCAAGAACGCTTTTGGTGGAATTGGTCAGATCAGGAGCTTTGCTACTTTGGTTGCTGCGTCTGATATAGTCCGAATGGCTAAATCGTTTCCAACTTCATTCTTTGACAAGATTAAGCTTCTTGATTATGGTTCAAAGCCAGTCTTTAGAACGGACAGCTTTGAGCCACAAATGACGGCTGTTCAAGCAAAACACGTACAGTATTTTCTCAAATACTTTAACCATAGCAAGATCCAGAACGACTTGTTAACAGCAATTAACAGGGCTGCTACTACGACGGAGTTTCTATTGTGGGAGCGAGACCACGATGGTGAAAGTGAACGCAAGGAACCGCTCTACCTCTTTTCCCAAGATGCCTGGCAGTTCTGCAAAGATGGTGGAAGAATGCTTGAGACTATTTGCAAGCATGCTACCGCTAGTGGACAACGTGCTTTGTGGAAGAATGTTAAGGCATTTAAGGGCGGGATAAAAGAAACTCATGACATGATTACCCTTGAACATGCAAGAATACAATATCCAGAAAAGAAACTCAGCTACAGAAAAGAGCAAACAATAGCTCTTCGTAATTGTCGGGTTACAGATGATATTATATCTGTTCTTCCAGAGAAGAATCTTGATTTGGTTGTATGGGGATCAACTCAAAATAATTGCATTGGCAGTTACGCCGAACTTGTTAACGGTAAAGGCGATTATCCAAACATAATTGTTGGATTCATGAATACAAAAACCAATAATTGGGTTGGACATGCTCAAGTCGTAGCAAGGCCTGGTGGCGACGATAAATGGGATATCGTACAACTGAGGGGCAAAAATAATGATGTTCTCAGTAAAGAGGACGACGAAGTCATTCGGTTCTGGTTGGTCCAAGCTTTTGTACTGATCGGTGACTTGACATCGGTATACGAAGAAGAATAACAGTAAACAACAACAACAAAAAAGGAGAAAAATAATGGCTAAAATACCAGTTATCCGAACTATTACCGCTCCGAACGGTGATACCTATGGCTTGAAGTACAGCAAAGAGAGGGGAACATTCTTTGCTGTCGTCAACCTGCAATATGTTAAGTACCCACAAAAAGCAGACAATGTTACAAGCGAACAGTCTGCCTTGGACTGGATTAACAAAATCATCAACCCAACACCAGGAAAGGTGGAGACAATGAATATCAACCAACCACAACCAAAGGAGGAAATTGTGTTTAACAAAGAGCAACAAGAAGCTTTTGACTTGATTGTCAATGGCATCGGCAACGTCCTTGTTACGGGCAACGCTGGAACTGGCAAGTCATTTGTCATCAACCATGCAGTTGAGGCTCTTGAGCGCCAAAACAAGAGGGTTACAGTATGCTCAACCACAGCAGTATCGGCAACTGCTATTAACGGCAAGACAGTGCACTCTGCATTCAGGATCATACCCCTATTCAAGAACTCAAAAGATCCGTTAACACTTGATAAAATCTTAGAGAAGACACGGGGTGCTCTGTCTGGCGATGGAGAAAAGACAAAAGCAGTACGAAAACAAATTGCCAACACTGATGTCATTGTAATAGATGAGGTGTCGATGCTCAACATCATAGACCTCATTCGTTTAGAGCACCAACTCAAAACATATGGCCCTAAGAAAGGAGAGCTCTACGGTGGTATTCGGATGATCTTCGTGGGAGACTTCTTGCAGTTGGAGCCTGTTGTCAGTGACAATAGTCCAATGCGGATACCAGCTGGTAAGTCAGCTTACGCCTTTGATTCCGAAAGGGCTTGGCATAGTGCTTTGATTCATACTGTTCAATTGACTAAGATTGTTCGTCAGAAAGATCTTCTGTTTGGAACCTTCTTGAACAACATTCGTTTGGGTATTTGGCAACCTTGGATGAATGCAATTGTTGAAGAATGCAAAGCCAGGGAGATGGACGACAGCAACGTGCCACGGTTCTATGCCAAAAATGAGAAAGTGAATAGCATAAATGACGAAAAGCTATCTAAGCTTCCTGAACCAGAGTATGTTTATAAGGCTAATGATATTAACCCAGATAAGTGGGACAATCAGATTAGAAGGTATGTCAAAGATACTTCTCCAGAATATTGGAATAAGAATTGTTTGGCTCTAGGCGAACTTAAGTTGAGGGTAGGCACTTTGGTTATTCTGCTCAAAAACAGTGCTCTCATGTTCGGGACAGGAAACATCGTTGGCAATACGGCCAAAAAGACAACATATGTCAATGGTGATACTGGAATTGTTGAGCGCTTTGTCAAAGTAAGGCTTAGTGCAGAACATGCATTTGAATTGTCAGCAAAAACTGGTGTGGACATACAAGCAGATGATACAATTGAACTACCTGTAGTACGTTGGAGTCGCACTAATGAAGAAAAAGTTGTTTGGTATGCTGACTTTAGTCAAGGCGATCAGTACAGTCGTTGGCAACTACCTATCAAAGCGGCTTGGGCTGTTACAATTCACAAGGCTCAGGGTATGACTCTCGACAAGGCAATTGTTGATGTTAGCGACGCCTTTGCTACAGGTCAAACATATGTTGCACTTTCTCGTGTTCGCACCCTTGATGGTCTGCGTATTGATGGCTTCAGCAGGGAAAGGGTTAAGGCTAACGAAGCTGCCCTCAAGTTTTACGGACTTACTGGTAATTATGATGGAGATGAGCAGGAGGGACCAATGGACGATGGCAATGGAGCTAAGCCAACAAAACCAAATACTCCAAGTAACAATAACGGTGGAGTAAAAACAAACAACAACAAGGAGGTAGTAGAAATGTCAACACAACCACAACCAAAAGTACATAATAAGCATGCAAAAACTGCACCATCAGATGCTGTATACATTGGTCGAGGTAGCAAGTGGGGTAACCCATTTGTTATTGATAAAGATAACTCACGAACCGACGTAATTGCTAAGTATAAAGAATATATTATTGGAAAACCTGAACTTCTTGCTCAGTTGCATGAACTTAAAGGTAAAAGTCTGGTGTGTTATTGCGCACCACAACCATGCCATGGGGACGTTCTTATTCACTTGGCTAACAACCCTGAGGAGGGAAAAATAATGAAACCACAACCACAACCAAAGGAGCAAGTAATGAAAACATCAGACATGCCACTACTTGATGGCAAGTTCGTAATCGCAGGGACTGGATCAAGGTCTCTTATTCTGGATGAAGGCAAGATGAACAAGGTACAAGAATACCTCATTGACTTGCTTACACAGGCAAAAGCAAAGCATGGTAATAACCTAGTTGTTATCAGCGGAATGGCAGAAGGCTTTGACGAAGCTCTTGCACGTGCAGCTATGAGCCTTGGAGTAACACTTATTGCGGCAATACCTAACAAGGGATACTCTGCCCATTACTGGGGCAAGAATTCGCAGCTTAAAGTTGATCGTATGAATGCATTTCAAGAGCTTGCTGGTTATGCACACAGATCAGGTGGTGTCCACTATGTATGTGGCACAAGCATATATGCTGATGGTAAGCACTCCAACTTTGTACGCAATGAATGGATGGCTGACCGTGCTGAC